GCTGACCTGAACGAAACCTCGTTGGAAAGCGCTGTGATTCAAATCGCAGCATGGACCGATGAGCGCTCGTTGCTGATCGCCGCTAAGCCCAAGAAGCTGATCATCCCGCCTGCTCTGATGTTCGTTGCTACCCGTCTGTTGGAAACGTCGCTGCGTGTTGGCACGACCGACAACGATATCAACGCCATCAAGAACAACGGGTCAATCCCTGAAGGCTACACGGTCAATCACTTCTTGACCGACGCTAACGGCTGGTTCCTGACTACGGACGTTCCTAACGGCTTGAAGCACTTTGTGCGGACTCCGTTGTCAACTTCCATGGATGGTGACTTTGACACGGGGAATACTCGGTACAAAGCACGCGAACGGTACAGCTTTGGTGTTTCGGACCCGCTTGGCATGTTTGGAAGCCCTGGTTCGTCCTGATCAACCTGCAAGACAAGGCCCACTTCGGTGGGCTTTTTTACGACTATACTTGTTGCGTTTAAAAAGTATCTGTGCTATAAACAAAGTAACCCGGACTACCGGTGAACCAGACCGCTCCGGGCGGGCGACATGCAGACTGGTTTGCTTATCTCGCATGTGAGGAAAATCAAATGGCTGTAGCTACCCACCTTGGCCCCTGGCTGCTCGGTACTGTCAAAGACACGACCGGCACCACCGCAGGCTTGATCCGCAACGTCGGAGCAACTATTGTTGCTCAGAGCTACACAGCGGCTACCGCTGTTATCTTGGCGACCCCTGCGGCTCAGCAGATGTTTACCATCCCTGCTGGCGCAAAAATCCTACGTTTTGATATTGAAGTGCCTGTCGCCTTAACTGGTGCTACCAACTGCGGCGTCACCGTTGGCACTTCTGGTACGGCCAACTTCTACATGACCTCGGTCAATAGCGGAGCAACCGCAGTTCAGACTTCACCCGCCACTATTGCAGCAGCTACCCAAGCAGCCAAAACCAACAACGTTGGCACTACCGACGCAATTATCTTTGGGACGTTTACGGCCGCAACGGCTGATGCAACGGCTGGATCAGTTGTTGTTACGGTTGAGTACATTGTGCGTAACGCTGACGGTAGTTACGGCGCAGCAAGCTAATCAGGGGGCATTGCCATGATGCAAACTGATGTAAAGTCAACCCATGCTAATGGGGCTCAGACTAATTTAGCTATGGTTTCAGGCCGGACCCGTTTAAAATCAGTGATTGTTACTGGCGGGGCGGGCTCTGGAACGGCTAAGTTCCTTGACGCTTCTGGTGGGAATGTCCTGCTAGAACTTGACACGGGCGCTAACTCTAACACCACCAACATCATCCTTCCGGGGGAAGGTATTCTCTTCCCTAACGGAGTTTGGTACACCTCAGTATCGGTTGTCCCAATAGGTGTCACGGTAATTTACGGATAAAGCATGGAATCCCAGCATCTTATTAACGTAGGACTGGGCGTTTCCAGTGCTGTCTTTGGATGGCTGGCCCGTGAGCTTTGGACAGCGGTCAAGGATTTGAAAGAAGACTTGTCTAAACTGTCTGTTGAGCTACCAAAGACGTATGTCACGCGGGACGACTACCGGTCAGACCTTAAGGAAATCAAAGACATGCTAGGTAAAATCTTTGATCGGCTTGAGAATAAGGCAGACAAGTAATGCCTAGCACAAGCAAAAAGCAGCATAACTTCATGGCGGCTATTGCCAACAACCCTTCCTTTGCTAAGAAGGTGGGTGTTCCTCAATCTGTAGGCCGAGATTTCAGCGCTGCTGACGAAGGCCGCAAGTTCGCTAAAGGCGGTGATACTATGGCTACCAAAGGTGTTAACCCATTCGCTCAGTTTAAAAAAGCTGGGAAAGCTGTAGAAGCTAAGGGCAAGCCCAAAATGGGCATGAAGATGGTTGGTATGGCTAAGGGTGGGTTTACCAAAGAGGCTGATGGGGTTGCTCGTAAAGGCAAGACAAAAGCAACTCAGATCAAAATGAAATCTGGCGGCGGCTGCTAAGGACTATCATGGCAAAACCTGTAAATGCAATGACGGGGGATGCCCCGGACGGCCAAAATCCAAACAAGAAGTATGTTCCTGAGAAGCAGGGGCGGTTTAAATACACCCCCCCTCCTCCTCCTAAGCCTGACCCACGGGACGCTGAAATCTTTACAGAAGAGAAGCTTCGCCGTTCAGGTGGCAAGATGAAAGAGCCGCCAATGGGTCTTGATAGCAAGAAGAGGGGTGGAGTTATTAAGCGCCGCTTTGCTTCTGGCGGTGAAATCATGGACGTAGAGCCCGTAAATGAAACTGAAGCATCTGACAAAGCTGCTGGCCTTAAAGCTTCAAAGGGTGAAGACGTAGGCTTCTTTAAACGCTTGATGATGGGCAACATTGACAAGCCTGGATCAGAAGCCTATGAGAAGTTTGGTGCTGGTCGAGGCAGGGTTGCTAACATTCCTGCGGCAGAAGAGCGTCAAGCCATTAAAAGGAAGCCGGATGAAGGGTTTGAACCGTCAGAACCTGTTCGCCCGCCATCACCTCGGATCGATATTGATGACATGAAGCGAGCACAAGATTACGCCAAAGATGTTGGCGGGCCTTCTGCCGATAAAGAAAAAGCTCAATCGTATGCGGATGAGTTTGGCGGCTCTTCTAGTTCATCAAAAGTTAAACCTACAGTAAACAAACCCACGCCTGTTAAAGCCCCGCAAAAAGACACAGTTCGTAAGGATGATGTTTCGCCACAAGCGGAAACTAAGTACCCCGGCCAAGGCAGAGAAGCCACCGGCAAGCCAACTGCTGTTCGGGACTACAAGACCGGAGAGAAAGCGGAAGAAGACTACAAGCGGATCTCCAAGCCTGGGAGAGATGCAATTGAAGGCTTCTACCCAGAAGAGTTTTTGATCCCAGGCGGCAAGGCCATTAAGTACGGTTTAAACGCCCTAAAAGGCGGTGCCAAGGCTGCTGAAGTTGGATCTGCTAGCCGTGCCCTTACTCCTTACGAAACGCCTGTGACGTTCCTTGGCAAAGGCTCTGCAAAGAACATTACCCCGGTAGAGCGTCTTGGGACTGAACAAGCCAAACGGCTAACTTATCAAGAAGCTCAAGGTGCTGTATCTGGCGCTACTCCGCGTGTTGGTGGTCCCAGGACTGCTGCACAGAAAGATGCAGCTGAGTTCATGGCAAGCCTTAAAGGTCCGAAGACGGGTGGTTCGTCTGGTCCCAAAGGGAAGAACCCGTTTAATGCCGCTAAAGACAAGTCACCCCGTAAAAAGTCTAGTTTTAAAGAAACAGATGACTACAACGACTTTAACCGTGGTGGCAACGTAAAACGTTACGCCTCTGGTGGCTCAGTCTCTGCTTCTAGTAGGGGTGATGGCTGCGCTCAACGTGGCAAAACCCGTGGAATGATGAGGTAATTATGAACAACGTTATGAATCGTGGCCGTTCTAATCGTAGGCAACTTGAAGATGATGGTGGCTCTGCTGCGCCGTCAACTACACGGACCCCTGCCAATCATTTCACCAATCTTCCTTCTGGAAGTGCAGCGCAAGTAAACGCAATGCGTAATGCCGTTGGTTTGCCAGCAACTGATGAAGCGGCAAACAAGGAAAAAGCAACAGACATGCTGCGTTCTATTGTTGGTTTAAACCCCAACACAAACAACTACTCATTGCAAGATGCTATTTCCCAGCTAAAGGGCCAGTACAAAGCCCCTGGTGGTATGCAAAACGCTAATTTGCAAAGTGCTTTGCAAGGTATGGGAGCTATGGGCAACGCCGGCCCTGGTATGCAAAGCATGGGGTCTATAGGTGCTCCCTTGGGGGCGTCTATTAAAGGCGGGCAAGGAATGGGGATTGCTGGTATGCAAGCTCCTACAGCCCCGCCGCCTGAAGTCCCTATGCCACAGGATCAGATGATGGCAGAGGGCCAAGGGGGCTTTAAACATGGCGGCAAGATTAAAGCTTATGCCAAAGGTGGTTCTACTGGCCGGGACGGTATTGCCCAACGCGGCAAGACTAAAGCCTTTGCTAAAGGCGGGTCAGTCTCTGCTTCTAGCCGGGGTGATGGCTGTGCCCAACGGGGCAAGACCCGTGGCAGGGTAGTCTAATCATGCGAGCTAGCCGGGGCATGGGGGACATCAATCCCTCTAAGATGCCTAAAGGCAAACGAGTTCAACGTCGGGATAGTACTGACTTTGAGCAGTTTGCTGAAGGCGGCTCGGTTAGCCCAGCGTGGCAACGTAAGGAAGGCAAGTCTGAAAGTGGTGGTTTAAACGCCAAAGGACGGGCATCTTACAATAGAGCCAATCCGGGTAAGCCTGGACTGAAAGCCCCGCAGCCAGAAGGTGGTCCCCGCAAGAAGTCATTCTGTGCTCGGATGTCTGGGATGAAGAAGAAGCTGACTAGCGCAAAGACAGCTAATGATCCGGATAGCCGCATCAACAAAAGCCTTCGGGCGTGGAAGTGCTAAATGGCAACCAAGGCAAAGTCAACTGTTAATGAAGCAGGCAACTACACTAAACCTGAGTTGCGTAAAAAGATTGTGTCTAGTGTGAAAGCCGCAGCTACTCAAGGTACAGGGGCTGGACAATGGTCAGCCCGTAAAGCCCAGCTTGTTGCGAAGAAGTACAAAGCTTCGGGTGGCGGATACAGGGACTAATGTGAAAGCCCCGCAGAAATCGCTGAAGGACTGGGGGGACCAGAAATGGCAGACCAAGTCCGGCAAGCCTTCATCCCAAACAGGTGAGCGGTACTTGCCCGCAAAGGCAATACAATCACTTAGTCCTGCTGAGTATGCTGCTACAACCAAAGCAAAGCGTATGGGCAAGGCCGCAGGCAAACAGTTTGTAGCGCAGCCTAAACGCATAGCAAAGAAAACAGCAGGCTTTAGATAATGGCAACCTCTGGCACCCAAGCATTCAACCTAGACCTTAGCGAGATCGTTGAGGAAGCCTTTGAGCGTTGTGGTGCAGAGCTTAGGACTGGCTATGACTTACGCACTGCTCGTAGAAGCCTTAACCTACTGTTTGCTGACTGGGCTAACCGTGGCATTAACATGTGGACTATTGAGCAAGGGTCTATTACTCTTGTTCCGGGCACGGCGACGTACAACCTACCAATCTACACGGTTGATCTCATGGAGCACGTTATCCGCACCGGAGCAGGTAACGCTTCCACGCAGGCAGATTTAAACATCACCCGGATCAGCGTCTCTACTTACGCTACGATCCCCAACAAGCTAACCCAGGCTAGACCCATTCAGGTCTATATTGACCGGATCTCGCCTACGCCCACGATCACTGTCTGGCCCACACCTGACAACTCCCAGACCTACACGTTCGTGTACTGGCGGCTCCGTCGCATTCAAGACGCAGGCAGCGGTGTAAACACAATGGACGTTCCGTTCCGGTTCCTGCCCTGCATGATTGCTGGGTTAGCGGCATACCTCTCTCTGAAGGTTCCAGGGGGTCTAGAACGCAATCAAATGCTCCAGGCTCAGTATGATGCTGCCTGGGAGTTAGCGGCTGGCGAGGACCGGGAGAAGGCAGCGGTCAGATTTGTCCCACGGCAGCAGTTTATTGGGCAGTAATGAAAGAAAAACGCATTACTGATGTTGTGTACCACAAAGCATATTACGAAGCAAATAAAGCGCGTATTGCGGAAGTTAAACGTGTATATAGGGAAAACAACAAAAGAAAAATTGCGGATAGAAACCGAATTTTGTACTGCGCTACGCAAGAATCTCAGCTAGCAAAAAAACAAAAGTATAGGTTAGAAAACAAAGGCAAGATAAACTATTTAAATGCTTTACGAAAGAGGGTTATCAAACAACGCACCCCCTTGTGGCTTTCTAGTTTTGATCGTCTGAAGATTAAGTGCTATTACTCTATTGCAGCTATGTTAACTAGTGTTAACAAAGAGTCATGGCATGTTGATCATGTTGTCCCCCTTCAAGGGGAAATTGTGTCTGGGTTACATGTGCCAAACAACCTTCAGCTTTTGCGTGGTATAGACAACATACGCAAAAAGAACAAGTTTGGGGCGCATCATGGGCAATAGGTTTACGGCAGGCAAACGAGCAATAGCAGAATGCGATATTTGTTCTTTTCGATTTAAGCTAAAAGACCTTAAAGAGCTTGTAATTAAGACCAAAAATGTTAACATTTTGGCTTGTAGAGAATGCTGGAACCCCGATCATCCGCAGCTTCTTTTGGGGATGTACCCGGTTGATGATCCCCAAGCTCTTCGTAACCCTAGGCCTGATCGTAGCTATGTTACTTCTGGACTGCTTGCTGATGGGTCATTAGGTGAAGGCAGCAGAATTATTTATTGGGGCTGGAATCCTGTTGGCGGGTCTAGGCTGTTTACTGCGGAGCTAACCCCTAACCCTCTTGTTGCCGTTGGATCAATCGGCACTGTCACTGTAAGCACAACGTAAGGAACTATGATGAAATCAGATACGGCTCAAGATAAGTCCATGATCAAGAAAGCGTTTAAACAACACGACGCGCAGAAACACGGAGGCGGTAAAGGCACATCTTTGAAGTTGAAGAAGGGTGGTCCCACTACTGACGACCGCATGAAGTTTGGCCGCAACATGTCCCGCGCCAAGAACCAAGGAGACTAATCATGGCTAAGTTTAGTAAGAAGATGGGCGGCAAGGAAGTTGGGGATGCAGCGGTCTACGCTAAACCCCATACCATGACGGGTAAAGCAGTCTTAGCGGAAACTAACCCTGGTCAAGGGCCAAACCGCAGTAAAGCTGAAACCCTTGATATATCTTTGGGTGCTCTTAGCAAGTCGGCAGGCAATGAGCCTATCAAAACCACTGGCATCAAAATGCGTGGTGCTGGCG